ACGAGGCGATGCGGCATTAAGCGAGCAAAACGAAGACCAAAGTGCAGGCGATATTACCCTGATTGGCAACCCCAAACTGGTGGCGGGTTCAACCATTATGCTTAAAAATTTGGGCGTATTTTCGGGCAAATACTTAATCAAACAATCACGCCACACCTTTAACAAACGGGGCTACACCACCAGCATTGAGGTGCGAATGTTGGAATTTATCCCCGATGATTTGATGACTTTAGGCATGGAGATGACGAATGCAAACCCATAATTTTGGTGCGACCTATCAAGAAGGCATTGTGTCGGCAATCGACCCGAAAAGCCATAAAGTGCGGTGTAAAATTCCTGCCCTTGAAGATTTAGAAACCGCGTGGCTTTCTTTCCTCACGCCCAACGCAGGCGGCAACCAGTTTTACTGCTTGCCTGATGAGGGGGAATTGGTGGCGATTTTACTCGATGCACGCGGCGAAGGTGGTTGCGTGCTGGGAGCAATTTATAATGAGCAAGACAAAACGCCTGTGCAAGATGGCGACATTTGGTTCAAAAAATTTAAAAACGGCACAACTATTGCCCACGACCGTAAATCGGGCAATTTAACCATTCACACCAGCGGTAAAGTTATCGTCAATGATTGCGAAGTGGAAGTGAACAACGGCAATGTCAATGTGAACGGTGGCGATGTAATCGCAGACGGTATTTCGCTGAAAAATCATCAACACCTTGAACAAGGCGATGGTAAGCTCACTTCTCCGTCAAAACCTTAGAATTTTTTACCGCACTTTTCTTTAAATCAGTTTAAAAGCCCCCCAAAAAATAGCCTTGTATCATCAAGGCTATGAATACAAATCCGATACACTCAACCCACTGGCAACTTGCACCGAACCTTAATGAGCAGGCGGTGCAAGGCATTGATGATATTCATCAGTGCATTGCTAACATTCTCAACACCCTCAAAGGCACGGATATTCTTCGCCCTGAATTTGGCTCGGATCATTTTCAATATATTGACCAGCCCGAAGAGGTCGCCCTGCCGAATATGGTGCGTGAAATCACGCTTGCCCTGCAACATTGGGAAACTCGCATCGAAGTTGAAAGCGTGCAAATCAGCGGACAAGCTCCGCATTTTGAATTGTTGATTTTCTGGACTTTAGTGGACGATGTATATCGGGAACTTTATCAGACACAGGTGGTGCAATGAGAAAAGAAGATGTGAAAATTGTCTCCGATGATATTAAGCAAATTTTAGCGGAAGCCATTGCCGACTACGAGCAGCGCACAGGTAAGACATTGCAACCTGCCCATATTGAACGCTCTATTATTCAATCTTATGCTTACCGAGAAATGCTGGTGCGCCAAGGCATTAACCACGCTTTTTTGCAAACCTTTCCGCAATTCGCTACGGGGCTAGCATTGGATTTATGCGGCGAACCGATGGGCTGTTATCGCTTATCAGACCAAGCTGCCGAAGTCACTTTGCGTTTTAGCGTGAGTGGTTCGCATTCCGCTATTGTTATTCCACAAGGCACGCTGGTTGGTGCAACCGACAGCCTATTATTCGCTACGCAAACCGAAGTACGAATTAACCCGACTGAGCAATATGTGGATGTAACGGCGATTTGCCAAACCACAGGCGAAAGTGGCAACGGCTGGCAAATCGGGCAAGTAAAAACGCTCAAAAGTGAACTGCCAGCTGATGTAACCGCCTCCAATATTGATGTGTCTGCAAATGGTATCGACACTGAAAGCGATGATGACTACCGCAAGCGGATTTTGCTCGCCCCTGAAGCGTTCACTACTTGTGGTTCGGTTGCCGCTTATGAATACCACACTCGTAGCGTGTCGCAAGTGATTTCTGATGTGGCGATTTCCACCCCTCAAGGTGGCACGGTCAAAGTCACGGTGCTTACCAAGCACGGACTGCCGTCAGCAATTTTGCAGGAAAAAGTTCGCCATTACATCAGTGGCGAAAAACGCCGACCACTGTGCGACACTGTGATTGTGGCTGCGCCTGAACGCAAAAGCTATCGTGTGGTTGCTAACTTAGATTTGCTCGCTACCGTCACCGAAAATGAAGTGAAAGCCAAATCCGAAACCGCTTTACGAACCTATCTTTCATCACGCACGCAAAAATTGGGGCTGGACATCGTACCGCTCGATATTCAAAGCGTACTGAAAGTCGCTGGCGTGTATAACGTGCATTTGGCAAGCCCACAACTTACCGAGCTCACGCCTGAACAATGGGCAGAGTGCGAAAGCATCACGATAAACATCAACGCGGAGCGCAAAGATGGCTAAGTTGCAATATCCGTCAATCATTGAAATATCGCCAAAACTGACCGCACTTGCCGACCTTGGCAAGCGGTTAAATAGGCTGGATAAATCGCAAATTATGACCAGCTTTGTAGATTTAGTCCCAGTGGCATTTTTGGAACTGCTTGCCGAAAAATGGAGTGTAACAGGTTATGACGGCTGGTTGCTTGCCGAAAGTACAGAAGCCAAACGGAAACTCATCAAACGAGCTGTCGAACTGCACCGCTACAAAGGCACACCGTGGGCAATGCGAGAGATTATTCGTCAGCTGGGCTTTGGTGAAGTGGAAATTATTGAAGGCTTGTTTGACAAACGTCGCGATGGTTCATTTATCCGAGATGGCACTTACTACCACGGCGACCGTTCAAAATGGGCGCATTACCGCGTAATTTTGCAACAAGCCATCACCAACGACCAAGCCGATTTACTGCGAAAAACCTTGCGGGTGTTCGCACCAGCTCGCTGTGTGTTAGCGAGCTTAGACTACCGCCAAGCAGCACTTCGGCACAACGGTATGGCAATGCGTAACGGCAGATTTAATCGTGGCACAGCTTAACTCAAAAAGGAAACAAAATGGCAAATTTAACCTTAACCCGACAATGGGTGGAAAACATCTATCAATTGGAAACATCCGACCCTGTAATGGGAGGACCAGACGGCATTGATAATCGCCAAGCCAAAGAACTAGGTGCGAGAACGAATTGGCTAAAAGATCAAGTAGACACCATCAACCAAGACCGCACTGGCTACGCCCACAAAGCCAGCCCTGCATTCACGGGCATACCCACAGCACCAACGGCTGCGGCAGGGACGAATAATGCACAAATTGCGACTACAGAATTTGTAAAAACCGCAATCGCTGCATTGGTTGGAGCAGCGCCAGCGGCATTAGACACGTTGGAAGAATTAGCACGTGCGTTAGCAAACGATGCAAATTTAAAAGCCACATTGCTGGCAGAAATCGGGAAAAAAGCGAATGCCACTGATTTTAATGCCTTACATGATTTATTTATTGGTATCCCTATTCCTTATCCGCTTTCTACCGTCCCAACAGGTTGCTTAGCTATGAACGGACAGCGATTTGATACTCGTCGTTATCCAAAATTGGCACAGATATATCCGTCAGGGCAATTACCAGACATGCGCGGTGAATTTATCCGTGGTTGGGATAATGGGCGAGGGGTGGATGGAAATCGGGCTTTATTAAGCGATCAAAAACCGAGCATTATGGCTATTGACAATAATATCGCCAATTTAGCTGCAACAGGTATCGTTATGTTAGATGATTCGACAGTTCAGCAAGCTGCACAACACGCTTCTGCCGATTTATTAAATAGAAATGATTACCCTAATGTTGGTTTTGTCTTGAATGCATTCAATGATACTGACACAAGAGATAAAGCAATCCAAGATAAATATACTGCGGCTTCAGGCGTTAGTAGAATTTTATCAACGCCAAGCTCAGCAAGGGGATGGGGAGCATTTGGTGTACGCCCACGCAACATCGCCTATCACTACATCTGCCTAGCCGAATAAGGAGTACAACATGACCGTAACATTTAATCAAGGCGGCTTTGCCGAAACTAGTGGCGAAATCACCGTATATTGCACTGATAACCAAGGTATTTACAGCCACAGCACGGACGAATATGTGAGCGAAGGCGGCAGCCTTTCCGCAGGCAGTTATTTAGATGCCCCACCACAATCGAAACAAGGCTTTGTCATTGTGCGAGCAGATAACAGTTGGCAATATCAATCCGACCATCGAGGGACCTATTACAGCAAAGAAACAGGCGAAAAAGTAGAACATACCGCACTGGGTGAATTGCCCGAAAATTTAACCGCACTTGCGCCACTTGCTGAACCATGCAAATGGAACGGTGCAGCATGGGTAAAAGATGAAGCGAAAATAGCTGATAAATTTACAAAAAACCAAACTCAATTTATCGCCAATATTGATGAGCACGCGGCAAAAATCTATAGCACTTGGACGAGATTTGAGAGCGAATATCGTGAACGCCAAGCCGCCGCAGAAGCGTTTAAAACCGCGAATTATGAGGGCGAGTGCAGTCGATATATCTCAGACTTTGCACAACGTGCAAGACTGGATAATAAGACCGCCACAAACCTGATTTTGACACAGGCGGCAGGCCTGGAAAAACTACAAATGGAGCTTGCCAATCAACGTATGCGCAAGTATGAGCTCAAAGCACCTAATCTCACGCTTGAGCAGTTGCAATCAATCCATGATGACATTATCAAGCAGATGGATGCACTAATGGAGGCATATCAAAATGGCTAAGGTTTATTTGGCGATGTACAAACACAAGCGAGACTGGCACAAAGAGCCAGTTAAAGCAATAGCAGACCGCATTACCCGATTTTTTACTAAGGGGAAATACTCACATTGTGAAATCGCGGTAGAGCGCATTGAATTTACTAACGGACACCATTATGAGCATACGACAGTATATGACTGCTACTCCTCATCGGTACAAGATGGCGGGGTGCGTTGCAAACAGATTGATGTATCCGATAACACCAAATGGGATTTAATCCCACTCAACGATGTCACCGAGCAACAAATCAAAGCCTATTTTAACCGCACTTCTGGCAAAAAATATGATTGGTGGGGTGCGTTAGGGATTGTGCTTGGCATCAAACAAAAACGCTCAAAATATTTTTGTAGTGAGTGGTGCTTTAACGCAATTTATAACAGAGATGAAGGTTGGCGATTTAGCCCAAATCAACTTTCTGCAATGGTGCGTAACAATGGATAAAACAACGATTAACCTTTACCGTGGCGATGACGAGGAATGTATTGTTCGTCTGTTTGAGAAGCTGCCAGATAAAACATTAAAACCTCTCGATTTGAGTGATATAGCGCGCTTTGATTTGTGGGCTAAAGTCAGAAACACCCCAGTGCTAACACTATCATCAACAACAGGTGAAATCGAAGTTATAGATGCTCAAGGCGGTGTTATTAAGCTTAATATTAACCACGACTTAACTAAGGAGGCAACATGGACAAAGGCTGATTATGATTTACAAACAATAACAGACACTGGGCGCATAAAAACGCTGATTAAAGATGGCAAAATTTATATGCAGTTAGACATCACACCTCCAATAGATACGACACAATGAGCGAAATGATAGCAACTATTGAGCAACCACAAGAAATTGTCGCGGTAGTTGAGGCAGGCACTACATCAGCTGGCTCATCGTCACTAGCAGCATATAATGCAGCATTACTTAAGATCTACAACCAAGCTAAAGAGGACTACAAAAATGGGAAAAACAGAAATTAACCAACAAGACCAAGGATTTGCCTATCAAGTTGGCAAAGACATTGCTCAATTACAAGAGGCCGTCGCGGTATTACAAACCGCAACTACCGACCAACAAGGGAAAAAACAATGGGTGCAGAAAGTGACGGCTAAACCAGGTACGGTTTTTGGCGGGATAGTAAAAATCAAAGTCAATCCTAACCTGGTCAACAAAATTTGTGCTGTTAAGTTAGGGGATTATTCGCCGACATTCGAGCAGTTAGGCGAATACTTCGAAACACCAAAAAATGAAGATTTTTTCCCTATTTATTTTATTGCCCTTGCAGACCAAGAGGAACATGTGGATTTTGTGAGTGAGGTGGGGTGACATTTAATGAAAGGAGAATTTAATGTTTGAAAGCGTAAATAAAATGCAGACAATCTCGGCAAGCAAGCAAGCAAGCAAGCAAGCAAGCAAGCAAGCAAGCAAGCAAGCAAGCAAGCAAAGTGTAGTACAATTTAAACAAGCTCCGCTACCTTTTGTGGGGCAAAAACGAATGTTTTTGAAACATTTTGAGACGATTCTCAACGAAAATATCAAAGGCGATGGAGAGGGTTGGACGATTATTGATACCTTTGGCGGTAGTGGTTTATTGAGTCACGCGGCTAAACGGTTAAAACCGAAAGCCCGCGTAATCTACAATGATTTTGACGGCTATGCGGAAAGGCTCGCTCATATTGACGACATCAACGCCTTGCGTTCACAACTTTTTACTGTTGTTGGCAACGCTACGCCAAAAAACAAACAAATGCCAAAGGAATTAAAAGCAGAATGTGTCAAAATCATTCAAGCGTTTGACGGATACAAAGATCTGAATTGCTTGGCGAGTTGGTTACTGTTTAGCGGTCAGCAAGTAGCGACCATTGATGAGCTATTCCAAAATGATTTCTGGCATTGTATTCGCCAGTCAGATTATCCAAAGGCGGATGGTTATTTGGATGGCGTAGAAATTGTGCGGGAGTCATTCCACACGTTGCTACCGAAATTTGCGGATAATCCCAAAGCGTTGTTTGTATTAGACCCGCCTTATCTCTGCACCAGACAAGAAAGTTACAAGCAAGCTACGTATTTTGACTTGATTGACTTTTTGCGATTGGTCAATATTACACGACCACCTTATATATTCTTCAGTTCAACAAAGTCGGAATTTGTGCGATTTATTGAGTATATGCAGGAAGATAAGGTGGATAATTGGCAGGCGTTTGATGGTGTGGAAAGAATTGTGGTAAATGCATCGGCGAGTTATTCAGGAGGATATGAAGACAATATGGTCTTTAAATTCTAAGAAACTGTAATATTATTTCACTATATGAAAAAAGCGAGATGAATAATTTATCTCGCTTTTTTTGTTGCGGTTATGTTGCGCAGGTTTATCCAAGTCAGCCAACTTTGGCAAGACAAGCAGGAGTATCAATAAAAACTATTCAACGTGTAATTGAGAAATTAGAAGAACTTGGTTTTGTAAAAACACTGAGAAAAGGTACAGGAAATAAATCATCTCTATACCAACTCATTTTCTATTTAGGGTCTAGTCAAAATGTCGCCCCTGACAATTTGTCGGGTAGTCAAATTGTCCACCCAGGGTAGTCAAATTGTCCACCGATCCTATCAAGATACTATCAATGATCCTATTAATGAACCTATCAATAATACGGACGGTGCGAAAAAAACGAAAAAAGTATCTGCGCTTAATCCCGAAACGGTAGTTTTGCCTGAGTATGTTGATCGTAAAACTTGGATTGCTTATTGCCGAATGCGAAAAGCGAAACGAGCGGAGATTAAAACCGAAGAAACGCTTGAGAAGTGTTTGAGTGATTTAGAAAAATTCAGTGGTGGTGATCCGCAAAAAGCGATTGCAGTACTGGAACGTTCGATTGGTAATACTTGGACTGGGTTATTTGAAATTAAAAATTATTCTCCAGTAAATCCCAATAAACCCAATGCCCACACAGGCTTTCAAGAGCGTAAATACACTGAAACAATCCCTGATTTTTATGCCGATGCGGTAGAGGCGATGGAGCAACAAAATGGCTAAATTAACCGAATTACACGCTGAGTTAGCAAAATTGGAACAGACGTTGTTGAGTGTTGAGAAAATTCAGCAAGAGCCAACGGCTAAGCGTGGTATTTGTGAGACAAATTCTAACCATGGCGAATACGCTTATCACGAAAGTACGAATCAGTTAATGAATCGAACATATACGTTTAAGACGGCTTGCCCACATTGTACCGTAGAGAAAATTACGACGTTGAAAAAAGAGATTCAAGTAGAAAATCAAAGCGAAATTTTGCGTTTGAAAACATTATCAAATATCCCGATGCGTTTTGCCCATTGCAGCTTGAGCAATTATGAACCTGTGAATGATGGTGCTAAAAAAGCCTTAGCTTATGCGACACGCTATGCGGATAAATGGCTTGACCGTTTGGCAAAAGGTGGTGGTTTAGTATTTTGCGGTAAACCAGGGACAGGCAAAAATCATTTAGCTTGTGCGATTGCCAATAGCATTATCGAAAATCATCAAGCTAAAGTATTAATCTCAAGCGCATTGCGTATTGCTCGTGATATCAAAAACTCTTGGAGCAGAGATAGCCAAATTAGCGAAGAACGGGCAATTAAAACCTACACAGACAAAGATTTGCTGATTATTGACGAAATTGGTATTCAGTTCGGCTCAGAAGCGGAAAAAATCATTTTATTTGAAATTATCAATACTCGTTATGAGCAAATGAAACCCACGATCTTAATCAGCAATTTATCTGAACAGGAGTTGGGTACTTATATCGGTGAACGAGTATTAGATCGCATGATGGAAGGTCAAGGGGCAATTATTGCATTTGATTGGGAGAGTTATAGAAAATGACACACTTTGACAAAGATACCTATCCAACATCACTTTCACTATTTAACCCGATTCATACTGAATTTGGCTTCACGATTGATGGCGCCGCACTGCCCCACAACGCAAAACTTGAGCGATATGTAACGCCTGAAATGGATTACTTAACTTACCCGATACAAAACGAGCGCATTTTCATCAACCCACCATTTAGTGATCCGTTAAGTTTTATCAAACGTTCCGTCGAACTGTTTGAAAATCACAACTGCTTAGTGGTTATGTTGTTGCCGGTTGACATTAGCACGGAATGGTTTTCGTTAATCACTCAAAAAGCAACAGAAATCCGTTTTATTGTTGGCGGCCGCATTAAGTTTTTAAGTCCTCAAACGGGTTTATGGACTGATGTCTGCCGTGGTAATCACTTAGCGATATTTGACCCGCGTCACCGCAACATGGGACAAGTTATCCGTCATGTTCACATTGATGACCTAGGGAAATTCGAATGGCGAGCCAAAAGCAGAAGAAAACAGTAAGCCACGCAGTTAAATATGCGAACGGTGCGGTGGTAGCGGAAACAGACTATGACCGCAATTTACTAAAAGGGCTACCGATAGGAAGTGCAGTAAAAATTACACCTATCGGAAACAATCGAAACTATCAACATCACAAGAAGTTTTTCGCGCTACTCGATGCGGGTTTTGAATACTGGCAACCTGAATTTAGTGTACTAAGCCAAGCGGAAGAATGGATAGCGCAGGCTGTTGCAAGAGAAATCGCAGTAGCGGCCAACGATGAAAATCTGTATCAGAACGTAACTAAACCGATAGCAGATAGCGTGCTGGCAAAAGTGCGATCGAATCGCGAATCAAAATTAGATTATGAGGGCATGAAAACCCTTGAAGCGTATCTCGATCATGTGATGAAAAAAGCGGGGTTTTACGACATCAAGCCGGCACAAGACGGCGGAACAGTTAAAGAGCGTTGGTCAATCTCATTCGCGAATATGAGTCAAGAACGATTTAACGATGTGTATAAAACGGTGTACGGCGTCATCTGGAACGAAACGCTTTGTAATATCTATGAAGATGAAGCGGCACTAGATAACAAGATTAATCAATTAATAGGATTTTGCGGTTGAGTTATCAAGTAACACTTGATAACTGAAAGTGCAGTCAATTTTAGAGGTGAAAATATGGGGAAAATAGACTATCGAAAAGAAGCAAAGGGGCGAGAATGTATGGTTCGCTTGCCTGGCATTTGTAATTTTAATTCTGAAACGACAGTACTTGCTCATTATCGTATGGATGATGGAGTAGGGAGAAAACCGAATGATAAACGTGGCGCATGGGCTTGTTCTGCTTGTCATGATGAATGCGATCGTAGAACGCGGAAATTAGACAATGAATTTGTTCGGTTAGCTCATGCGGAAGGCGTGTTTCGTACTCAAGATGTCTTAATCAATGAGGGAAAGCTATGAGTGACTGGCTTGAAATCTGCCTACCGTACCCACCGAGCGTAAACCATTACTGGAAGCACACAATACAAGGTAAGCATTACATATCAAAAGCAGGGCGGGAATTTAAACGCATTGCTACTGAGGTTTGTTCGCAGTTCAATCCATTTGAAAGTGCGGTTGAAATCAAGATGGAAATCTACTTCCCAGACAACCGCCCACGTGACCTTGATAATTTACCTAAATGGATTTTTGATAGCTTGGTCGGTGCCGGATTAATTAAAGACGATAACCGCAAAATCATCCGCAAATACTCAATCGAGGAAAAAGGCGTAGTAAGTAAAGGTAAGTCAATCATTAAAATTAGAGGTATCGATGCGCAAATTTAGCGAGCTTGAACTGACCGAGGAACAGGAAGAATTTGTTGATAAGCACATGTATCCATGGGGTGCGTGGATTAGATTGGGTAGATTAGACAAGCCTCAGTTTAATATCATCGCTAAACTGATGAAAAGCGTGATTCCGGCGGAACCAAGCGAACCGGTTTGCAGCGATGAAGTCAGCATGATGATTAGTGAGCTTATCGAGCAATTCTTCTTCAAGAACGACCGCGCTTTACACTATATCGTGTTCTCGTATTACGTAAACAAAAACACGATCAATCGCATAGTCGTTAAACTGCGTGAAAACTGTGGAGAGATGAAAATGAAGCCGTGTGCCGGTAAGTCAGATATTCGCATTCCGAGCCTTAAAACTGTGAAAAGGAACGTTGAAAAAGAATTAAAATTGGCAAAAGCAATAATTCACGAACTGCTTGTAACTGGTTTCGTTATTCTTCGAACTGGACGACAAAATGCAAAAAGTATCAAGATTACCTATTGACAAACCTTGTCATCTTGTCCTATCATTTGAATGTATGGTGGTCGTCGTGTAAGTGATGTTCACCGAATGAATTATTTACAAGCCCTGATCGGAAACGGTCGGGGCTTTTTGTTATCAAATTATAAGGGCGTAGTCTAATGGTAAGACAGCGGTCTCCAAAACCGCTAATTGAGGTTTGATTCCTTGCGCCTTTGCCATATCACAAGCTCACGTTAATGCGTGGGCTTTTTTATTGCCCTGTGAATGGGGTGGAGTATGAGAATGTTTAAAGACCCGGGAAATCAAACTTATGTATGGTCAGGGTTTTCTGGTGTACTAGCTTGGTTAGGCGACCAGAATAACCTTATGTTGCTTAGTTTGGCGATTGGTATTTTGACCGCACTTGTTAATGTCTATTCAAAATGCGCCGAAGGACGAATGATGAGACGAGAAAATGAGCGCAAGGAAGAAATACATAAGGTGCGCATGGAACGGTTAAAACGAGGGCTACCTGATGAAATTGACGAGGACTAGGACCACGCTTGGTGTAACAGGATTTGTCTGTGCAGTATCGAGCATTATTACGTTGATGTATGCTCAGTTCGGTGAGGAGCTTATTCTTAGCCCTAAAGGTGCAGAGATTATTGGCAATGCAGAGGGCTGCAGACGAGATCCATATAAATGCCCAGCTGATGTTTTAACTGTTGGCATTGGCTCAACTTCATATAGCGGTCAGCCAGTCGATCCAAAACATCGATACACAGATTTAGAAATTGCGGAGCGCTGGAAAAACGATATACAGGTTGCTGAGAAATGTGTGTTGAATTATGGCAATGGCCGAGCATTACCACAGTCTGTTTTTGATTCTGCCGTATCTATTACCTTTAATGCAGGTTGTGGCGCTGTTCGCAACTCAACCTTATTCAAACAGTTACGTTCGGGCAACTATCACCAAGCCTGCCATGAATATCCCAAATGGGTATATGCAGGTGGAAAGATATTACCTGGATTAGTCTCTCGTCGAGAAAAAGAGAAAGCATTATGTTTAGCCGATTTGAAACAGCCTTAAAGCTAACCGCACTTTGCTTGATTTTGGGCTTGTGCGGTTGGACTTGGTATCAATCTCAGAAGATAAGTAGCTTAAAGGCCGAGAACCAAGCACAAGCCCAAACCATTCAGCAGCAATCAGAATCAATCATCCAATTGAAAGCTGATATTGCTGAGAATCAACGTATCACGTTAGAGCTTTCTAAAGCTGAAAACGCATCAAGAGAGGAACAAAATGAAGTTCTTAATTCTATTCCGAAAGCAGAAAAGCAAAGTGGTGTATTTAATACCGCTGCTCCTAACAGTCTTATTAACTTCCTGCGCAAGTAAACCGCAAGTTGTACATTGCCCAGTATTACCTGTGGCTTATATGGCTCACTTAGATAAGACTCCTTTTAATGGGGGGAGTTATGGTGATGTTGCGCAATATGCTGTCATCTTAAAACGTGAACGTGATGTATGTTTAGAGCGAGTTGATAAGATTCGTGAATGGCAAACAGAGAAGTTAAGTAAATAAAAGGTGAGTGATAATACTCGCCTTTTTTATTTTGGTGGGAACTATGCCAGCAAGAATACCCAAAGCCTGCCGAAAGCAAGGCTGTAAGAACACAACAACGCATTCAAGTGGTTATTGTGAACTGCATTTAGGTTTCGGATGGCAACGACACCAACAAGGCAAGACGGCAAGCCAACGCGGTTATGGCTCACAGTGGAGAGCGTTGCGCACCGTCGCCTTAGAGCGTGACAAGTATCTATGTCAAGAGTGTTTAAAAAAAGGTAGATATGTTACAGCAACAACCGTTGACCACATCATAGCTAAAGCACATGGTGGCAGTGACAATCTTTCAAACTTACAAAGTTTATGTAATTCATGCCATAAATTCAAAACCGCAAGAGAGCGCTTGAGATAGCGTTTGAATTGCGGTTAATTCTACACGGGTAGGGGGGTAAATCTCTATAGGTTTCATCTATTGATACCGCCCGTTCAACTCAATTTTCACAACCGCGAAATTAAGATTTTGAGGTAAGCGCCAAAATGACAGGGAAGCACTTGTTCCGGGGCGTGGGCGCAAGCCTAAGCCTACGGCAGTTAAGAAACGGCAAGGCAACCCTGGTAAACGAAAATTAAACGAAAATGAATTGGTTTCTGAGCAATTAACGATCGACACCCCGCCGCCTGATGATTTGAATGATGATGGCATTGTAATGTGGCACTTTGTATTAAAAGAGCTTTGCCCGCAGGGTATAGTTTTGAAAACCGACTTAGAAACCGTTGCTAACTATTGCATTGCGTATCAGAACAGAAAAGCCGCTAACGCTGATATTAAAAAATTCGGTGGAACTATTGAGACGGAAAGCGGATTAAAGCGGAACCCTGCTTACACGACCCTGAAAGAAGCACTGGCTGATATGGCAAAATTCGGCTCGTTGCTTGGACTTGACCCAAGTAGCCGGAACCGACTAATGAGCAATGCCGATACGCAATCAAGCAATCCATTTGCGGAGTTATTCCAATGACCGACAATGTGAAAAAAGCGAACAAATACGCAAAGGACATTGTTTCCGGAAAAATCCCCGCTTGCCGACTGGTGATTAAAGCCTGTCAACGGCATTTAGACGATCTGAAAAATCAGAAAGACAAAGATTTTCCTTTTCGCTTTGATGAAAAACTGGCGGAACGGGCTTGTAAATTTATTCAACTTTTGCCACACACCAAGGGGGAATGGGCGTTAAAGCGCCAGTTAATCACGCTTGAACCTTGGCAGTTGTTTGCGGTGATGAATGCGTTCGGCTGGCTGAAAAAATCCAATGGATTGAGACGTTACCGCGAGGTTTACACCGAAATCCCTCGCAAAAACGGGAAATCGGCAATTTCGGCGGGCGTTGGTCTGTATATGTTTTGCGTTGATGGTGAATTTGGTGCGGAGGTGTATTCCGGCGCGACAACCGAGAAGCAAGCATGGGAAGTATTCCGCCCTGCCCGCTTGATGTGTAAAAAAAACGAATTGCTTTGTACTACATTTGGAATCGAAGTAAACGCATCTAATCTTAACCGCCCTGCCGACGGATCGCGCTTTGAACCGCTGATCGGCAATCCAGGTGACGGTGCCTCGCCGAATTGTGCGATTGTGGATGAGTACCACGAACACAAAGATGATGAGCTTTACACTACCATGCTCACCGGTATGGGTGCACGTCGCCAGCCGTTGATGTGGATTATCACGACGGCGGGTTACAACATTGAAGGTCCTTGTTACGACAAGCGCCGCGAAGTCATTGAAATGTTAAACGGAACCGTACCGAATGATGAATTATTTGGACTTATCTACACAATCGACGAGGGAGACGACTGGACAAGCCCAGAAGTGCTACAAAAAGCCAACCCAAATTTTGATGTTTCAGTTTATGCGGATTATTTGATAAGTCAGCAGAAACAGGCGATCAATAATCCACGCTTTACGAATAAATTCAAAACAAAGCACCTGAATGTTTGGGTATCAGCGAAAGAATCCTATTTCAATATGGTGAGTTGGGAGAAGTGCTACGATGAAACATTAAGTCTTGAAGATTTCCAAGGTGAAGAAGTTTTCCTCGGTCTGGATATGGCACGAAAGCTCGATATGAACTCACTTGTGCGGGTGTTTAGTCGAATTATTGATGGTAAACGCCATTATTACTGTATTTCTCCATTGTTTTTTGTGCCGGAAGACACTGTTTTTAGTATTGATACTGCTTTAAAACGAGTGGTGGATAAATACCAAAAATGGGTAGTCAGTGGGCATTTAATCGCAACCGACGGCGCGGAGGTTGACTATCGCGAAATCCTTGAATGTGTGAAAGACACAAACAAGGAACATCAAGTTAATTGCGTGGCAATCGACCCGCACGGCGCGATCGCAATCTCTCACGATATGGCGGATGAGGGATTAAACCCGATTACCATCACGCAAAATTACACCAATCTATCCGATCCAATGAAAGAACTGGAAGCGGCTATAGAATCAGGGCGCTTCCACCATGACGGAAACCCAATCATGATGTGGTGTATCGGTAACGTGGTCGGTAAACATTCTTCGAGGAATGATGACATTGTCCGTCCGGTGAAAGAAATACCGGAAAATAAAATCGATGGTGCCGTTGCGCTGATGATGGCAATCGGAAGAATTATGCTAAACGAAGATGACGGGATATTTATCCCGGACGAGGTATTAACGCTATGAGAGCATTATTTATTGATCTAATCGGCTTGATCGGATTGGGCGCATTATGTACCGGCGTTTACCTACAATATGGCGTCGCTGATACTTGTATTGTTGGCGGCGTGCTTTGCTTGTTATACGCCATTATCTCATCTCGGGGGCATAAATGATTTTTGATAAATTATTTGCTACGCGCTCCCTTGAAAATCCGAAAACGCCGTTGAGCGCCGAGGGGGCTTATGATGAGTTATTCAGCGGCGGACAATCACGCACAGTTAATGCCGACACGGCGATGAAGCTAAGCGCGGTTTACGCGTGCGTTTATGTGCTATCAAGCGCCATTGCTCAATTGCCGTTACACGTTATGCGCAAAGACGGTAAAAACATTGAGCCTGCGCGCGACCACCCGTTATTTTATCTACTCCATGACAGCCCTAATTTTTGGCAAACGTCGTACAAAATGCGGGAGTACGGACAAAGTGCGGTACTTTTACACGGCAATTCATTTTTACACATCGTCCGCAGCCGAAATGGTGAAATTAAATCGATTGAAACCCGTGAACCGTGGATGGTGCAGTTGCTTAAAAATGGTAGCCGTTATGTTTACGGCTATTACGGCGATGATGAGACGTTATCAATTACGCCTGATGACATGATCCACGTAAAAGCCCTTGGGACCTCCCTAAAAATGGGGAAATCCGTTATCCAACAGCACGCAGAAACGATCGGGCTAGGGCTGAACGCGAAAGATTTTGCGGGAAGTTTCTTTCTTGGAAATGCTCGCCCCGCCGGGATTGTCAATGTAAAAACGCCGCTTAATGAAAAAGCGTGGGAGAGTTTTAAGAAATTCTGGGATAAAGCCAGCGCGGAACGAAAAGTAAAGAAAATAAAACAGTGCTTTTACCTGGTGAGCTTGAGTATAAAGCGCTCACGGTATCGCCCGTAGATACCGAACTGTTATCAATGATGAAGCTCAACCGCTCGGAAATTGCTGGGATCTTTAACGTTCCTGCGCACATGATTAACGACTTGGAAAAAGCGACATTTTCAAACATTTCGGAACAAACCATCCAGTTTATCCGCTACAGCTTAATGCCTTGGATCGTGAACTGGGAGCAGGAAATTAACCGCAAAGTATTCACGCAAGCCGAACGCAAGGCGGGTTATTTTGTGAAATTTAACCTCGGCGGAATCATGCGCGGCACGCCAACCGAAAGAGCGCAGTTTTATCACAACGCGATTACTGATGGCTGGATGTCACGAAACGAAGCCCGCACACTCGAAGACATGAACCCGGTTGACGGACTGGATGAATATCTTGTTAGTGTTAATGCGGCGCAGCAAGTCAAATCAGATCAGAAAAAGGAGAACGAACCTGATGAGTGATATTGAAAAACGATCATACGTTGGCGAAGTTCGGGCGGAAAGTAAAGATTCTGAACCAACTCACATCATTGGGTACGGTTCGGTTTTTAATACCCGTTCGCAATTAATGTGGGGGGGTCGCGAAATCATCATGCCGGGTGCATTTGATGACGTACTGGATGATGACGTGCGTGGATTGTTTAACCATGACCCGAATTTTATCTTAGGGCGCTCAAAAGCGGGGACATTATCGCTAAGCGTTGATGATAAAGGGTTGCGTTATGACATTATCGCACCCGATACGCCGACCATTCGCGATCTTGTTATTGCCCCGCTGCAGCGCGGAGATATTACCCAATCATCATTTGCTTTTAATGTCGCCCGTAATGGTGATGAATGGTATGAAGATGATGAGGGCGTAGTAATTTGCGAAATCCATAAAATTTCACGTCTTTATGATGTTAGCCCGGTGACTTACCCAGCATATCAAGAGGCAAACAGCACGGCGCGATCACTGGACGCGTGGAAAGAAGCCCGCAATAACGGTGATATTCAGAAAGCCGTACACCAGAAAGCCGCACGAGAGCGTTTTTTAGCGTTAATCTCTGGCAAGTGAACAAATTCAATTAAACCGACCTCACCATAAAAAGTGCGGTTTTTTTATCTCTAGAGGAAAACATAATGGCTAGATTACATGAGCTACAAGAAAAACGTCGCAATATTGCCGCGCAAATGCGCACTTTACACGACAAGATTGGTGATAACGCTTGGACCGACGAGCAACGCACTGAATGGAACAAAATGAAAACCGAATTGGACGGAGTAGATGCCGTAATTTCGCGTGAAGAAGAACTTCGTTCGATGGATGAAAAATTCGTCAAAGAACAAGAAGCGGCGGAAGCTGAAAAACGCGCTAAAAAAGACGGTGAAAAAACTTTATCCGTTGATGAGCGTCTCGGTCAGGCATTTAACGCATTTTTACGTAACGGTCTTACCAATTTAACGCCGGAAGAACGCCAAGCATTAAACGAAATGCGCACCCAAGGCGTAGGTGTGAACGATCACGGCGGTTATACCGTGCCGAAAGAAATGCAAACACGAATTGTTGAGCAGATGAAAGCCTATGGCGGTATCGCGTCCGTAGCGCAGATTTTGACAACCTCCGACGGTCGTACAATCGAATGGATCACTGCCGATGGCACAACCGAAGAGGGTGAGTTAATCGGCGAAAATACCGCTGCCACCGAAGCAGATACATTATTTGGTATCGCTAATCTTGGTGCGAAAAAACTCTCGTCCAAAATCATCCGCGTATCGAATGAATTATTGCAAGATAGCGCAATCAACATCGAATCTTATTTAGCTGACCGTATCGCTCAACGTATCGGGCGCGCTGAAGCTAAATATCTGATCCAAGGTACCGGTGCAGGTACTCCAGCGCAGCCGAAAGGCTTAGCGGCAAGCGTGATAGGCACAACTCAAGCAAAAACTGCTGGTGATGTTGGCTGGTTAGATGTTAATGCACTATTGCACTCTCTTGATCCAGCTTACCGTAACGTGGGTAATTCTCGTTTAGCCTTTAACGACAACACCTTTAAAGTGTTGAAAGAAATGGTTGACGCTCAAAACCGCCCGTTATGGTTGCCTGATGTTGCTGGCGTGGCACCATCTACCATTCTTGGTAAGCAATATGTTATCGATCAAGGGATCGCCGATATTGCCAAAGACGCGAAATTCTTGTATTTCGGTGACTTCAACCGCTTTGTGGTGCGTCGAGTGGCGTACATGACATTGAAACGTTTGGTTGAACGTTATGCCGAATTCGACCAAACCGCATTCTTAGCGTTCCACCGTTTTGACTGCGTGCTTGAAGATACCTCTGCAATTAAAGCGTTAATCGGTAAATAACCAATAAAGTGCGGTTAATTTTCGACCGCACTTTTCTTTTTCGGGGGCGTGATGAATATCACACTTGATGAAATCAAATTGCAGTGCCGAATTGATAGCGACGATCAAGACGATTTACTTCAGGTTTACCTTGAAGCCGCCAAAGCGACAATCGAAAACTACACCAACCGCAAACTTTACGACTCATTGCCAGACAATGCGCCTGATAGCGCACAGGAAATTACAGGTGATTTGAAAATAGCGATCTTAATGTTGGTGGCATATATGTTTGAAAATCGTGGTGGATGGAATGAAGGGCAGGGAGTGAGTAATTTTGATTTACCGCCGACTGTGAGAATGATTATTGAACGTTATCGGTTTATACACGTATGAACATCGGAAAATTACGGCATCGAATCACATTGCAGAAGCAGGTCAACACCGTAAATGACTACGGCGCTTCGGTGACAACATGGAAAAACGTTGCAACCGTTTGGGCTGATGTACGCCCCTTGTCTGGCCGGGAGTATTTCTCGGCTCAACAAGTGCAGTCGGAAGTCACTACGCAAATTTGGCTCCGTTATCTTGACGGGATTATGCCGACAATGCGGGTTAAGTTCGGTAAGCGTACTTTAGAGATTGTGTCGGTACTCAATACGCAGGAGCGCAATGTATCGTTGCAGCTTATGTGTAAAGAGGTGATTAATGGGTAGCATAACGGTTCGCGTTGATGGCTTGAAAGAATTGCAAAAAGCAATGCAAAGCCTTGGGCGAAAGACCTCTAATCGTATTGCCGTTAAAGCAATGCGTAAAGGCGGTGCAATAGTGCGTGACAAAGCGCGTATGCTCGCACCAGTCTTGAAAGAAAGCGTGCCGCACAGACGTGCAGGTACATTAAGAAAATCCATTCAAAGCCGTACGAAAGTTGGTAAAAGTGGTAGAACTGACACCTATATTTGGGTGAAGGGGCTTTCGATCAAGCAAGTGCTGAAATTCAAGGAGAAAGGCGGTAAATCCAGCGCGTACAATCCACGCGATCCGTTTTACTGGCGTTATCTTGAATTTGGCACATCTAAAATGCCAGCGCGCCCGTTTATGCGCCCCACCTTTCAGCAATCGAAAGATCAGGCGGCGCAATCCATCATTGACACACTGCAACAAGAAATAATCACGGAGGCTGGGAAATGACATGATCCAACAGAAACTTTTTAGCGCCCTGTCGCCTTTGGTGTCGGGGCGTTGTTTTTATGGGCTGATTCCGGAAACAAACAAGGCTTTTCCGGTGATTGTGTATCAATTTCCAAACATCTCGCCAAATTCAGCGCTGGAGGACGGCGATCTTGATGATTATCAGGTTCAGATTGACATTTACAGCCAAAATCCTGATGACATTTTCAGCCTTCGCAAACAGATTTTTACCGCACTTTCGGCAGAGTTCGATTTTGCGGAGCGTATGAATGATTTTAGCGATTATGAAGCGGATACAAAGCTACATCGTCGCGTAATCAATTATCAAATTGCTTACGGAGAATAAAACATGGCAACACAAACAACCCCTTTCCAAGGGACAAAATTTTATTTAGGTGTCGGCTTAAACGAAGAAAAAGCCGTTACAGCCGTTACGGTAAAACCGAATGCGACAATTACCGCAACCGGTCATGGGGCTAAAGTCGGTGATTTTGTCAAATTAACTGGTCTTGGCTCTCTTGATGGTTATTACCCAGTGAAATCCGTTACAAACGAAAAAATTACGTTGGCTGATGAAGTGGATTGGAGTAACCAAGACGCGCCGACCTCTTTCACAACAGCAAAAGTTGCAACCGTTAAATGGTCATCTAACTTCTGCGCAATCAAAAACATTGAAGGCGACGGTGACACGCTCGGCGAAGAAGATGTGACAACCATGTGTAGCGAAGGTACCGAAACCGAAGCGGGCGAAATTGAGTATGGTTCAATTAAATTGACATTCTTCTACGCCCCGGCAACGCCAATGCAGCAGGATTTGCGTAAGAAATTCTACGGCAAAGAAACTTTCCCGTGGATGATGGTTTTGAAAAATAATCAAGGTTCGCTTT